AACGTTGGCGAAGGCATCGTCGACTTGCTCATCCCACAACCCCATACGATGACGTGCAGCGGGGGTCAGGCCGAGCTCTCTGAGGAGTTGCAGAGCTCTACCGGCGAGCTCGGCCAGATCCCTGGGTGAAATGCTAAGCACCCCATCCAACGTGGCCTGTCTTCTCACCCCATCCAGGGCCAGAGACACGTCGCGGAGCAGCCAGTAGGAGGCGTCGTCGGTCTTCTTCAGCCATTCGGCGTCCCGGACCGAAGCGATCACTGCTCGTTCCAATGTCGAAGGGGCCGGCCGGCGAGGTTTCACGTTTTCCCAGGTGTCAGAGCCGTTCTAAGCCACGTTTTCGAGGTGGCATGACCCGGTGGGCTTGCGGATGAGGTGTTCATACGCACAAGGACACCCTTACCGGGTCACACCGCGACCTAATGGGCCCGGATCACTGAGCTCAAGGCCGGCCCGGTCCCGATCCAACCCGCCACTCCCAGGTATTACCAGATAGTGCCCGTTCTGGGGGTTGGAGGCCTCAGGGGAGAGAGAGGACACGGCGTGGGGGTGTCCAGCGGTGCCGCCATTGAAAAAAGGGGCCTCCAATCCGGCCCTCTTTTTTGGGGCATCTCCAAATCGGGCCCCCTTCGAAGTGTTGCAATCCGAACAGGCCGCGATCAGATTGACCGGGTGGTCCGCATAGATGCCACGCTGTTTGCATTCAGCCCTCGAGACGATGTGGTCCACCGTGGTGGCCGGCGCACCGCAGTAGCCGCAGGTGAACCGGTCACGTTTCAGTATCAACTCTCTCAGCTTCCGCCACTTCCGGGTACCACCACGAGGACCGAGAGCAGAGGTCATAGCGGCATCGTGTCTTCTACTTCGATGTCGTTGGGTTCGCCGAGGGTGATCCGGTCGTAGTCCTCGAGCATCCCGTCGAGCATGAGCAGCAGGTCTCTTAGCTTTTCGACGTCGACGTCGAAGTGGACGGCTGCTGTCGGGGTGTGCACCTGGATCTCCGCAGAGCCGTTGACGTTGAGGTCGATGTGCAGTCGGCTTCGTGGGTCGAGCCCGTGGACTTTGATGGCGAGGGCGATCACGCGTGGTCGGCCATTCGTTGGATGCGGACGATGCGGGCGTCGGCTTCGTCGATGAGCTGGTCGTAGTCGGGGGCGACGAGGGGGGCGGCTCGAGTAATCCAACCGACGAACGCTTCGGCCGCCTCCCTCATCTCCCAGGCCGCGGCAAGAGCGTGAGCGAAGTCCTCCCGGGCTTCCTCTTCCCACGGCTTGCCTCTCAGACGTGCTCCATCATCTGCCGGAGGATGAGATGGCTCGTTGTCTGAGAAGCGGACGACTTCGGGTATGTCGATGACCCGGACAGTGCCGGGATCGTCGAAGACTGGATGTTCGGGATAGTCATGGGAGTAGGGGTTGCGTGTCCAGGATTCGGGGAGCTCGTCGAAGTTCATGTCTCTCCTCACTGTCTAAGAGCGCCGGGTTCGCCCCCCAAAGCTGGGGCTTCCCGGTGTAGTGATGTGGTGGGCAGTCCGCGCCCCGGTGAGTGTCGCCAGACTGTGCTCGGGTGTCTCGGGGCGCGTTTTGCCCAATGGAGCACCGTGGTGCTCACAGCATCGCCTAAGCCCTTCGATGATCGGGGATGCTGCGCGGTAGGGGTGGACGTGAGTTTCAACGCTTCCGACCTTTCAGAGGCCCACGCATCCGCAATGTTCGGACGTGTCATGATCACTACTCGGCCTTCAGGTTCTCCTTCCCCCGATGGTGCGGGGAAGTGATGGGATCTCGATGCTCATGCTGCGAGCGAGTAGGCGTGGGGGGCGGCTTCCTTGTCGACGGTGATGTACCCGCCGGCGACGAGACGCTTGAGCGAGGCGCTGACCGTTTCCCGGCTGATCTGGGCAAGCTCGGCTATCGACCCGTGGGAGGGCCGGTTGATCCCCCCTCTGATGAAATGGGCGATGGCCAGGTAGACGGCCAGATCCGAGTGCTGTTCCGCCTTGAACGCGAGGGCATAGGGGATCTCGAGGACACCCGGCGTTGCGGATACGTCCATGCGTACCTCCAAAAACTCAGGTGACGGGATGCCTAGATACTTGGCAGGCTTGAGCTACTGTGGGCGCTGTAACGTCCACTGGAATTAATCCGCGGTAGCTCAAAACACCGTCACGCAAACTGTTAACCATTCACCCTACCCACCCGGCAGGGGGGTTGTGCAAGCAGAATGCGGGGAAAGTTTTCGCGACTCGTGCATAACTTTCCCACAGGCGGGGTAGGGTCGGACCCGGACATCATTCCAGTGCCTAGTAAGAGGGGCACCATGGGAATGCTGGGATCTGAAGACACAACGATTGGGTTCGTTAACTATCTGGTCGGGCGAGGACTTTCCGACCGGACAATCAGGATCTACGGACATGCTGTAGAACGCTGGAGACGGACCCGCTCGCCATGCGCGCCTACAGCGAAACGCTGCCCGACACGTCCGCCTCACGCCGTCAACATGCAGTCGCCCTCGGCCACTGGTACCGGTGGCGAGGCGTCGAAGACGACCCGACCGGCGCCATCCGAGCTCCGAAACGGCGACGGATGAAATGGAACGGCGTCGAAGACGAACAGGCCGCCGCCCTCGTCCAAACCTCAAGGGGCGTCTACCCCGAAGGCACCGCCGTCCTCTTCGGACTGCTCATGGGACTACGCCGCCTCGAGATCGCCGCCGTCGACTGGACCCGCTTCACCCCCCAGCTCGACTGGTATGAGGTATACGGGAAAGGCAACATCGTCGAAGAGATCCCGGTCCATCACATCGTCCGGGAAGAAATCCAGGGCCGGCAAACCGCATACCGGTACCTGTTCCCCGGGAACCGGACCGCCCATGTAAACCCGGCCACTGTCGCCCTGTGGGTCGCCCAGATCGGAACCGCAGCCGGCATACCCGACCTGACCCCCCACAAGCTGCGACACACGTTCATCTCCGACGTGAACGACAAGTCGGGAGACCTCCGGGTCGCCCAAGAACTCGCCCGACATGCCTCACCTGAAACGACCGCCGGATACACCCGGGTCACCCGAGACCGGATGATCCTCGCCTCACAGAACCTGTCTTACGCCCAGGTCTGGCCGGCGGTCAACGAATGAGACCACATCTGCCAGAATTTCCGACATGACTATCGACCGCATTGCACTGCGGGCCAGTTGCACCGGTAGGACGACAGGGGGGCGACCTCCAACGTTCGGTCTAGGTGCAACTGGACCGGACCGCGGGGGGCGCCCCCACCTAACGATGAGTGCTTTCCGGTCTAAGGGTGTCGCAACGAGTGGTGCGGGTCCGGCGAACGGAAGACATCCCCGGCGAACCGGGTCTGCCTCCCGGTAAGAGTTACGCCAGGGCCCGCACCTCCTCCCGATAATACAAGCAAGCAGTCAAGGTGCCTAGATTCTGGGCCGATAAGCCTCTCTTGAGCAAAACCACTATCCGATATGTTCTACTGGCCTGCGCTGTCGCCATTGGAGCATGCGGCGGATCAACCGCAACCACTGACACATCTACAGCCCCGACCGTCGACCAGTTGGAATGGTCGATCATGGTCGAAGACGATCAGGTCACCCTCCGCGGTGATCTGCCCGATGGCTATCCGACCGAAACCTGGCTCAACGATGAGCTTCTCGACCGGGACGACGAAGGCGACTACTCGTGGAATCTCGAAGAAGAACTGCCCGAGCCTGTCGCTCTCATCGAAGCGATGACCGACTGTCCCACCATCGTCGCCGAAGCCAACTTTTGGATCGATTCGACAGACGGTTCAGACTCCCAGGATCTCTACTGGCGGCAGCTCGCCTACGGGCAGGCTGCCATCGACCATGGACTGTCGCTCGGCTGCGAATGATCAGTGCCGCATCATCCAGTCGATGAGACGTGAGCTGATGACTTTGAACCGTTCGTCGAGCTGTTTCGGATCGTTCTCGTCGTAGTCGAAGTCTGACTGCCGCCAGAAGTCCCATCCCTGATATTCGTTGACCCGGCGGGCGTCGGCCAGGTCGTCGACCGGGTCGCCGGGTCTGGTCCAGTTCCCCATCTGTCCTCCTCCTGTATCCCATTCGATGTAGTCACAGTCCCAGGGTGGGACGTTGACCTGCCAGTGCATGGTGTCCGGCGGGTTGGATGCCGGCCAGCGGCCTCCCCAGGTGAGAGCCTGATGGCCGTTGGCCCGGATCCCCTCCATCCGGATGATGAATGTGTCCGGATAGTCATAGGTGGGCGGGTTCCGCATCGGATTCTGCGACGGGTTCAAGTCGAGGGCCAGGGCATAGGCGTGGAGTGAGGGGGGTCGGCAGTTGTAGGTGCCGCCGGCTGACTCTCTGAACAGGTAGGGCTCGGAGGTCATGATCTGAGAGACGGCCGACCAGATCGGTGCCGACTCCCGGGCCACTGACAGATTCCAGGATCGTCCTTCACCGGGGAACGACACCTTGGTGTACAGGTTCGGGTTGCATTCGTAGTCGGCCCACCAGGCGCGGACCTGGCTACTTGACGCCATTCCCGTTCCGTTTCCGGTCGTAGGGTTTCATCTCCTCGTCGCTCATGTAACGGCGGAGAGTCCGGGCGATGAAAGCGGCGAGGACGATGCCCACACCCAAGCCGAAACCGCCGAGCCCTACTGCGATCATCGTCTCGAGAGGAGTCATGCCCTCAGGCTGAAGCTGGGACCGCCTTCGAGGAGACAGTCTCTGCGTTCCCGCAGGTATTGCAGTAGGTGATGATCACCCGGATTTGAGTGCCGAACAGGTCGACCTCGATGTATTCGACCTGGTCGAGATCGTCGGACCGGCACCAGCGACACCGTTCCATACGGTGTAAGAGTACCGCTCAAGATCGCGAAAACTGTCACTGTTCTTCGACGGCCTCATCCTTCGCCGGGAGGCTCTTGCGGTCCCAGACGAGGGTGCCGTCCTTCTTGTAGCCGTCCTTCCCGGGGCTCAATCCCCTCCCGCGGGATTGCATCAGCTCTTCAACGGTGATCCCCAGATATTCGGCGGTCTCCTCGAGGTTCAATGTCGCTTTTTGTCGGGGTTTGGTCGTCTTCTTCTTCTCTGCCATTTGGATGCCTCCCTCTAGGTGGTTCGGACGGCGAGATAATTGATTACGGCTCCACCCACTTGTGATGTTTCGGTTGGGGCGTCGCTTGTCTTTCCTTGAAGGGCAATGGCGACGGTTGCGGCCAAGCCGGCTACTTCGTGGCGGGCGGCAGCATGCCAGGTCTCACTAGCCCCACTAGTGCTTTGCGGGTTGGTTGTGACTCCGGTCCCCAGACTGGCACCAATGACAACCCGGGTTTCCACATTCCATGAGTCGGTGGGGTTGGCACGGATAGTGGCCCCGCCCCAGGCCATGATCTTGAACGTGTTCCAGTGGGCCGGCTTGGTGAAGGTGACAGCCACGATCTCCACGTAGGGGGCCGTGTTCAGATTTATCAGGGTGCTCGATACGTTCCCGCCCATTTCGACGTCGAGACGTAGTGGAATCCAATTAGCCCCGTCGTAGAGAGCAATGTCGTCGACGTCGGTCAGATAGGAGAGATCCCCGGCAGCAGGGGACGGATGGGCAGTAGCTCGGGCGGTAGCCGAGGCGTACCGTTGGATGGTCCGGTCGCGAATCTGATTCCCCCAGGTACTGGTGATGGTGTTGCCGCTGACCACATTGGCGATTTCGGGCATTAGATGCTCCCTTCATAGGTTTGGGCGTCGTCGAGCTGGAAGGTGGCCGTCCAGTCGTCGCCGGTGATCTGATGGCTGATCCCCATCACATGGACCTCCTTTTCGACCGACCAGCCCCAGGCGGATTGGATGAGGATGGAGAGCCGATCTCCGAATTGGGTGTCGTAGAAGAGACGATGCCGGTCCTCCCCTTCGGCGTCTTCGACGGTGGTGACAGTTACTTCTTCGACACGCATCCGGGAGTCTTTGAAGGCTGTGACATGCCGGTCGGCGAGGAAGGCGACTTCAGTGTCCGCATTGTTTTCGAGGTCGGTCCGCTGGTAGGAGCGGATCCCATGTTGATCCTGGGATGTCAGGTCTTCTGACTCTTGGACGACGGAGCCGACCCGGGCGAAGCTGACATCGTTGACGATCCGGGCTGTCTCCCATGAGGCCGTGACACTGAGGATGTGGGCGGCGTTCCGTTCGAAACCCTCCCAAATATCGGTGTCCCAGACGGCGGTATCCCATACGGAGGCACTGGCAGGTACGGGCAGTTCCGTATAGCCGAGATAGCCTTGAATGTTGACCGATCGGGCGTCGGTTATGAGCCAGTCCCGAGCCCGGAAGGTGGCGGTCCCATCTCCTGACATGTAGAAGGCACCACCCTCAGCATCAGCCGCCCGCTGGCACTCCTCGAGGACGGTCTGGGCGAGGAATGAGGTTTGCATGGTGTGAAGGCCGGTTTGGACGTCCCGTTCGGGCGGATCCGACATCCGGTCCAGGGCTGCATCTACCCGCTCGTCAGTGGTCTGCACTCCGGTGGCGGTGGCCATCATCAGCGGGTTGACCCGGGCCATCCGAGCCAGGAAGTCGTTACAGAAGATGTCGGTGGTGATGGCATGGCCGGCGTCGTCGTAGAGATCCTGAGTCGAGTCGATTTCTCCGGTGAAGATGGGCCATTTCACACCGGTGCTCTCGTCGGGGATGGCGACTATTCGGAGGGTCCGCCCGGGTCGGAAGGGCAGTGGCCAGGGGTCGACTCCCGATTCGGGAGTGAAGATCCCGGTTGTGTCGTCGACGGTGACGACCGCCGAACGGGCGTCGAAACGTTCCCCCCAGCGACGGGAGCCGCCGTTGATGTTCACTGCGAACACATAGGGGGTCAGATCGGCCCAGCCCGGATCGTCGAGTCCCCACAGTTCTTCATCCCATTGGGCGCCATCCCAGTCGGCGAGAGCGGATCCTTCCAGTCCGGTGTCGATCTCCACTCGGACGTCGACTGGCCCGCCCAACCAGTGGAGGATCTGACCGGGAGGAGGGACGAGGACGGTCATCAGTACCAGAGTTCCAGGACCGAACCGGTGCTGCCGCCACCGGCGGCGGTGGCCAGAGTGATGTCTTCGACGAGGATGAACGCAGGGATCGTGGCGGCTGCTTCCAGGCTGAAGGTGCCGGATGCGGGCACCAACGTCAACTTGTAGGTGTGTGATCCGGTGCTTGGTGAGACGATGATCGAACCGTCGTAAGTGTCCCTGCTGTTAACGGCGATGTTCGCTCCGTCATAACGGCCCAGTGTGGTTGTAGATTCGCGTACTTCTCCGAAGGCAAGACCGGCAACGGTGGCGACGATCTGATGATGTCCGGTGATCTTGATCCGTCGACTCGTTGCGACAGTCACGGTGACAGCAAGCCCAGTCAGGTCGGTCGCGCTCGATATCCCGGTTTGGTTGGCGGTCACCTGGGCATAGCCGAGCGTCCCGCCTGGAGGGGTGCCCGGGGTTCCGGTCGTGGTGGCCGGAGTGATCGGATGGGAGGCGGGCAGGTCCACTGCCAGGATCGGCTCGTCGTTGTCCTGGCGGATAGCCCGCAATCCCGGATAGTCCGCCTTGACGAAGGAACCACTCGCCGTGTATTCGATGGTCCCGCCCAGGGTGAGACCGAGATAGGCGGGATCACCAAGCCGCTCATTGTTCCAGATGGCTTGGACTGCCATTACCGGCCCATTCCCCGTACCGGTATCGATCCGTTAGCCCGTTCGTAGCGTTGGAGAGCTTCGACGACAGCCCTACTGATTGCGTTCGGGTCGGCGCCCATCCCGGCGTTGATCGTGATGTTGGCGGTCATCCCTCCGCCAGGGTTGATATGTCCGTTGGCTGATGGGACGAAGATCTCGGGGCCGCGTTCACCGACCAGATACGGGTTGCCGCTATGGACGGGACCGCCATGCTGACGGCCGGGCCCGGAACGTGTCATGTCCCTAGCGTGACTGCCGATGCCCGAGCTGATCCGCGCCGGCGCATTCCCGGGTTGCATATTGAAGAAGTCTCTGACCTCGTCGGCCGCATCTCCAACAATGTCGAAGAGGGTCTTGAAGCTGTCGATGAGGGTCTGGACATCGTCGGCAATGTTGTCGATGAACGAGCCGAGAGCGGTGTTACCGAAGGTTTCGGCGTTGACCAGCCGATCCCAAGAGTCGAAGGTTTTGAGCAGCTCGTCGCCGAGGGTGAGGACCACCGGCATGAGCCTCTCGCCCAGTGCGATCTTCATGTCTTCGAAACGGGCGTTGAGCTCGTTGGTCTTCCCGGCTAGCCCGTCCTGCGCCTCCGCTAACGACCCGATGGCCGGGGCTGCCTTTTCGGTGATGAGCTGCTGAAGGGCGAGCAGTTCCAGCTGCTGGTCGGAGAGGGCGGTGTTGGCCGGGTCGGCGGCCAGTTCCAGTTTCCGCTCTTCGATGGCCGCGTCGGAAACTTTCACTCCGAACTGTTCAAGGCTGTCGTATTCACCGCGGAGGGTGGCGCCGAGCGCGTCGACTGCTTCGTCGGAGAGGCTCAGATCGCCTCTGAAGGCGGCGAGCTCCCCGCCGGTTTCGATCAGCCAGCCGATGAATTCGGCTTGGGCGTCGTCGGTGAGCCCCATCGAATCGGTGAGCAGCCCGAATTTGGCGATGGTCTCGTCGAGCTCGCTCCGGTTGAAGCCCATCGTCCCCCTGACCTCCTCGAGGTCGGTACGGAGACCGTCGAGGGCGGGGCCGAGGACTTTGGAAGCAGAGTCGGCAGCGATGGTGGCCTGTTCGCCCAGTTTGGTGACGTCGACGATGAACTGGCCGATCTGCTGGGCGGCGGCAACAGTGAGGAATCCGCCTACTGCCCCTTTCAGACCGTCGAACTTGCCACCTGTGATGGTGGCTTCATCACCGATCCCGGTCAGTTTCCGCTTTTCCGAATCGTCGACGAGGAAGTCGACTTCGATGGTCCGTCTACGGTCGGGCATCAGGTCCGCTCCGGGAACGCTTCAGCGAAAGAGTCCATGATGGCGTCGGCGTATTCGTCCAATGCGAAAGTGTCGGCGATCCGGGTGAAGACAGGGCCGGCCCCGTACAACTGGTCGTAGGACCAGGTAGCCCCCAAGTGGGGCTGCCAGAGCCGTCGTTTCATCCGGTCGGCCTGGATGTACCGGCCGAAGACGGGATGCCAGTTGGCGCCGAGGATGGAAGCGTGGAGCGGTTTGGAGCGGGTCGCTCCACTGAAGGCGACCCGGGCGTACTTTTGGCCGGCCCGGGGGGTGATCCCTCCCGTCGTCCTCGACGAGCCCGGTGAAGGTAGACGGCCGACTGCCGGTTTGATCCCTTCCACGGCCCGGGAGGAGACCTTCTTGTGGGCGACCTGGAGGGTTTTGGCGAGCCGGGGGTCTACCCCCCGGAGGTCCCGTTGGAAGTCGGCGAGCCCTTTGACCGCGATCTGGGAGGCCACATCAAGGTGTCGCCGGTGCGTAGGTGACATCCCCCGACGTCTGCGCTTCGATGCTCCAGTCCCATTCCCCATCAGCTGAGGCGGTTATTTCGAAGCTGGAGAGGACACAATCCCCCGAGTAGATGCCGGCGTCGGTCGGTCCGGCCGCATCACCGATCTGGAGGCTGAACGCGATGGGCGCATCCGAATTGAAGGCGGTCTGCAGGTCGGCGAGCTGTTCGGCTGAGACATGACCGTTCGCTGAGAAAGTGGCTAGCTTCTGGCCGCCCAGACTGTGGGCGAAGGCTGAGCCGAAGGTGGGCTTGGTCATCAGGTTACGGGACTGGCCGAGAGTGACAACCGATCCGATAGCACTGATGTCGTCAGCGTTCAGGAGGACGGTGCCGAGATAGCCGGGAATGAACGTGGGACCGGATGTCATATGACTACTCCTCTGGTTGTGGGGTGTACTTGAACCGGATCGTGTTCCGGGAGATGACGGTCTGAGCGTTGGTCACCGTCGACGAGAGGGGACCGCCCGCCTGATCCCAGACCGCACCCGCCTGCTGGCAGACCCGGGCCAAGCGGAGACTCAACGTACGGAGCTGGTCGAGTCCAACTTTGGGCTCTTTGATCGATACGGCGACGGTCACCTCCCATTGTTCCTCCACGGCCCCATGGGTCGCCGGGGCCAGGTAGGGGTCTCCGGGTACGACGATCACCTGGGGTGGTGAGATCTGGGCGGGCACTGTCGGCACGAACAGGACTTCTCCGGCGAATTCGGCGGCCAGAGCCTCCTCGAGCGTGGTCGGGTCGGTCATTCATGCCACTCCAAACGCTCCGGTTAGCTCGAGTTCGATCCAATCGGCGGCCGCATCGATACTGCGCTGCACGTCGGGAAGCCGCTCTGTGGGGAAGTTCGCCGGATCTGCTTGCAATCCGGCCCGGATCACATCATCGGTTGTGACCAGGGATGCCAGGTCGACCACTGCCACTGTCAAGTGGAGTCCGAAGAGGAGCTCGCGGATCTGATAGTCGGGCCGGATGAACGGCTGGCCCAGTTCCGTGATCTCACCGAAGAAGCCGAGAGGCCCTTCGGGGAAGATGAGGAACCGGGCCGCCTTCTGGATTAGCGCCGTTTTCAACCGTTCCGTCTGTCCGCTCGACGGGGGCGGGTCGGTGACCACATCCAGGTCGGAGGCGAACGCATGGCTGAAGCTCATGTGGAGACCTCCTGGAGGATGTCGATGGCGACCGCCTTGTTGTTGGTTGGCACCGTCCCTGCCGCCGATGTGATCGAGACGGGGATGGTGATGTAGGTCGGTTGGATGACGAGGGCGCCGGTGACTTCTCCGGTCATGTTGTCCAACGGTGTGGTCAACGTGTTACGGACTCGGATCACAGAGCCGACCTGAAGGGCCTGCTGTACCCAGTCCCAGGGCGGGTTGCCTAGGGAGGCGGCCACCCTCGAGACGAGCAGCGTGGTCGGTGATGTGGACCAGGTCCCATCGTTGGTCTTCATCTGCCCGTCGCCGGGAGTGGCTGCTGTGGTCCATTTGAACGGCGCCGACCGGGCTACCAAGTGTCCTAGATCTTCGATCTTGGTCCACAGTTCGGTGGTCACCGTCCGTAGATCGTCGGCGCCGATCTGACCCGTCTCATTGTCGGGCAGGAGGGCAAGCAGTTCCTCGAGTGTCATGCCGGTGCGCCTTCAACCTCCTCTTCGTCTCCGTTCTCGTCCTGATCCTCTTCGGGTTCGGGATGGGCTTCGGGCTCGGGCTCTTCCTCAGGTGTGATGTCCGGGTCTTGTTCTGTGGTCAATGGCCCTCCTTAGACGGCGTGCTTGAGGATCCCTGCCGGGTAGAGAGGCAGTGCGATGGTCGCTCCGATGATCCCGATGTCTCGGCCCATCAGGGCAACGTTGGTGGCGGACACCTGCACCGGCGGCTTCTCCGCCTTCCGCAGCGACGTCGTGTTGAACTGGGTGTCGACGGTGATCGTCGGGGCGTGGAATGCGATGACTCCACCCACGTTCACACTCTCAGCGGTGAAGTCCGGCGCCGTGTTGAACGATGTGGCCGGCTGGCTCGGGTTCAGGAGAACCATCATGTTCAGCCAGGACGCCGAAGTAAGTGCCAGCCGGTCGCCGGGAGCCCCGGTGGCCGTCTGGATAGCCGCCGAGGCGGACACCACATCAGCGACGAAATCACCCCAAGTGGTGAAGGTGAGAGTGTCGCCGGTGGCGGTGGCGGCTGCGGCCACGTCGACGGCGAACTCTGTTTCGGTCGCGACCGCATACATGCCCAGAAGGTCACGGCCAACCACTTCCAGGACCGACGGTTCGGACTGTTCGATCAGTTCGATCGAAACGTCGACCGCACCGGCGAACCATTCCGCGCTGTAGGTGGCCTGAGCGACGGTCAGCTCTCTCGACGCGGCTTCCGTCTTCTCACCTGTCCTCTTCGAAACGAGGACATGTTGGGTGATTCTCGGGAAGACCAGCCCGTAGCCGCTCGAGGGGAATCCGACCGTTCCGGCTGCTGAGAAGAGCGGGCGGCGAACGTCCATGTAGCCGAGCAGTTCGGAGACGAACTGGTTGTAGACGAGGCCTTCCGCATTTCCGGTGCCGGTGCCGATCACGTCGGCGAGGGCACGCTCCTGCCGGTCCTTGAGGACCATCTTCAACAGCTGGGCATAGGCTTCGCCGAGGGTGATGGTCGGTTCGGGCGGAGCACCTGGGGTCTGGATGTTGGCGATCTGATTCCTCACTTCGCGGAGGGCTACCGACTGTTCGTCGAGACGGGTCTCGATGGGCGTCAGGTCGACCGTCGGGGGTTCGGGGATGGCCTCGTCGACCATCACTTCGGGTTCGTCCATTCTCTCCTCCTCGCGGACGGCCAGCACCCCCGCGGTGGGGTATGCCGGGAATGTGACCAGGCTCGTCTCTCTGAGCCTGGCCTTTACATGCGTTCTGACACCCTTCTGGTTTTGGGTTTGGTCGGGTTGGAAGCCGACAGACAGGCCACGGATCACACCTTCACTGATGAGGCTGCGGGCTTCCCGGGCTCGTTCGGTGTCGGCCAGCCGGAATGTGCCGTAAGCACCGTCTTCCTCCTCACGAAGGATGGTCATCCGGCCGATGGGCGCCGTCGTGTCGTGCTGCCATAAGAGAACGACATCTCCGGGCTCTACTTCACTGAACACGCCGGGGGCGAAAGCCTCCTGACTGTCGCCGAGAGTGATGGTCTCTCCGTAGGGGACGATCCGCCCCTCGAGGGTGCGACCATCGCCCTCCGTGTCCTGGACGGCGTTGCGTACCTCGAGGGGCAGAACCATTTGCAGCAGGTCGGTCATACGCCTTGAACCTCCTGTACCGGGTTGGTCATGGGCAGAGTGTCAAAGCCGGTCTCATCAGCAGCCGCATCGGGATCGGCGCCGGCCGCGACGAGGAGGCCGAGGGTCCGAGCCCGGGTCTCCAGGCTCTCCCGGTAGAGGGGGGATGTGTCGAATTGGAGGGCGGGCTGGCCGGGCAGGGCAGCCCATGCTTCTTCGATGATGGTGATGTAGGGGCTGAGACAGTATTGGACGAAGTCGGCGCCGACTTCAGCAAGGTTCTTGTAGGTGACCGATGAGGCTCCGCCTTGAATGGCGATTTCGAGGAGGTCGCCGGGTATGTGGAAGATCCGGGCGACTTCTTGCGCATTGGAGGCTCTGGTTTCTAACCATCCGATGTCCGATGGGCTGAGCTCGACCGGCTGGTATTCCATCCCACCTGACAGGACCGCGGTGTTCCGTCCGCCGGAGCGTGCCGTGTTCCATTGGGACCGCAACTCTTCGGCCTCCTCTTTGGAGAGGGGGGTTGGAGCACGCAGTACTCCGGAGGGGACGCCGGAGGCTCCGAACAGGGAGGACCCGTACTCCTCGGAGTAGGCGGCACCCTCCCAGGTCATCCGGGCCGCTTCGATCGGGCTGAGCCCTTCGAGCTGGCCGGCACGGGGATGAAACCGGAGATGAGCGATCCTCGAGCGGGGGATCTCTTCTGTCTTCCAGCGGTAGGAGCGGAGCCGGCGGCGGAACAGGTCGGTCCATTCCACATCGACGTCGACGGCGTCCAATACCTGCATCGAATCGATACCCCGGTCAGTAGGGGTGAGCAGCCAGTAGGCGTCTCCATGCCAGCAGAGAGACTGGACGGTTTCGAACAGGAAGTTGTATCGGGTGT